CCCCACTCCGGGGCCCGATGGCCTGTGTCCGGTCGACTGTGACCAGGGCATATGGGATGAGTTTCACCGGCTTGACGGTCTGGTGAGGCAGGGCAAACGCGTGCACCTTTTATTCGACGCCGTGGCCAAGGACGAGCAAGTCAAGGCAGGCAAGAAGAAGGTGCGTGTCATCACTGGGGTCAACATTTTCCTCAGCATGCTGTTCCGCAAGTACTACCTCCCGCTGATGACCGTGGAGACCGCCGACACGTTCGAGTTTGAGCATGCGGTGTGGATACGACCTGCCACACTGGACTGGACACGCTTGGCCAGGCGCCTGCTTCGACGCGGACCCGATCGCCTCATTGTGGGGGATTTGGGCGGTTTCGACACCAGTGCGCAGTACCAGTCGACGCGCGGTGGTATGCGTTTGTACGAGGAGCGTGGGTTGCGCGCCCCTTTGTACAGCGCAGAGGACCTTGAGGCTATGAGTGTCTTGGCCGAGGAGATCTGCAATGCCTGGGCTAACTTCGACGGTACCATCTACGAGTTTTGGCAGAGTATTCTGTCTGGGCACAATGGGACTGTCATGCTCAACAACAAGGTGAACGCACTCTACCTGCGATCGGCTTTCTACGAGCTGTTGCACGACACCATCACCGCTGGGCGTCCTGTTCTGGAGGACGTCAGCGTGGGCAGCTGCTCGTCAGCTAGTGCCCGTTCGGCGGAAGACGCGCTACCGGAGTCCCTACGCGGGCCGGTTGCAGCGCTCGACGGACGCACCTTCTCTGACTTTGTCACCCTCATCACGTACGGGGATGATTTGGCCGGAGCGGTATCCAAGGAGATCGGATGGTACAATGCCCAGACAATTGGCACGTGCTTGGCCCGCCATGGCCTTCGCTTCACAGACGCCAACAAGGAGATCCCTGCTCAGCCTTTCTACAGGTTGGAGGAGGTCGACTTCCTCAAGCGCCAGTTCCGGTGGGACGAGGCTAGACAGGTGTTCGCTGCCCCACTTGCGTGGAGCTCAATCACCAAGTGCTTACTCGCCGGCATGCCTCCCAAGCCTTCCACGGGCAAGGGGCTCGAGGAACACTGTTCGGACCTGATCAAGTCTCAACTCGCTGAGGCTTTCGAGCACGGTCCTGCGGTCTACGAGAAACTAGCCGGCGGTCTTCAGGCTGTGGTCGATGAACTCGGCTATGAGCACTTCTTCGACCAGGGTCGGGTGCGCACCTACGCGGAACAACAGGAGGTCTGGGACGAGCGCGCCTACAACGGAGCAGACATTGAGGCCGTCGCGTGTTACGGCCTTTCGCCACAGGCCTCTGAGCATTGCGCGGATTGCACTGACGGGACGAGCTGCGTCGACATGCTGGTTTTGGCGCAGGCGTGTGACGAGAGGGGCTTGCAGTTGCTCGGTCATGCCGTGGTCAGCACGGGCGCGGCGCGCCCGGCGCTGCGGGTTCGTGCCACGAAGCTGGCGCCCTTGTCGGTTGGCACCCAAGACATTCGGTCCGCAATCATTGCAGACCCGGTGCCCGCTCGGTCTCACGACGCCATCCACTACTACGGCCCGCCGGTTGGCCGAGTTCACACTGTGGTTTTCTTCATGGACGTTCGATTCCAGTTCCTCGGGAAGGGTTCCATCCTGCTCGAGTCTGGTGTCTACAGGCTGGACGTCAGGTGCTGCCCCATGGTGACCCTGGAGCGCGCCCTTGCGCTGTTCCGGCGCACGACCTCCTACCGCACTTCGCCCGTCGTTGTCGCCACCTACGCACGGTGGTGTTAATGGCGGGCCCCGCCTCGGGGCGTAAAAGGTCCCCCAGTACAGTCTGGGTCAACAACTGGAACCTCGTGCTATTGATTACTCACCCAATGCGATAAGCCTGCGTCGTAAGGGTGTGCTTGGTACGAGAGGTGGGTCCTCTCTAGGACCCCCCCTATTTAGGGGAGGCTTGCCGGCCACTTGAGGCATCAGCCCCTCGGGATTTGTCCGTCCCTTGGGGTCACTACCGGACACCGACAACAACAAACACAACAGTGGATGGTGCTACTTCAATACACCAAACAACCACCTTTGCGGACGTCTCACCCGCGATTGTGGCATCTCCAAAGCCTGTCTCTGACAGCACGCGCCAGACGACCGACCAGAGTTCAGACTCCCTTGCCATGTTTCTCTCTCGGCCCATCCAGATCTACACACTTACCTGGACTCCTGGTACCGCGTTCACTACTACATCCTTTGCCCCTTGGGACCTGTTCTTCACGAATCCGCGCGTCGCGAATCGGGTCAGCAACTACGCTCTCATCAATTGCACCTTGCGGGTTAAGATGACTGTCAACGGCAACGCCTTCTACTGGGGGTTGCTTATGGCAGATTGGCAGCCCTACAAACTCAATGATCCAATCGCCGCCATCACTGAGTCCTCTGCCTACAGCATTACCACGGCCTCCCAGCGGCCGAAGGTCTTCATCGATCCGACTTCGAGCACGGGGGGGGAACTCCATCTCCCCTTCCTTTATTCGCGCAACAGCGTGGATCTCTCCACCTCGAGTTGGACTACGTTCGGTTCCATCAACATTCGGCAGATCACTCAATTGGCGCACGCAAACGCCTCTGTTCAGCCTGTCACTATCAACATCTTTTGTTGGGCCGAGGACGTGCACATCTCCATACCCACGTCCGTCAATTGCTACGGTTTGTCGGCGCAGTCTGGTGAGGCAGATGAGACGCGCACCACCAAGCTGGCTTCAACCGTGGCTTCCATCGCCGGCGCCTTGTCTACCGTTCCAGGTATAGCGCCTTTCGCCATGGCGACCTCCATGGTCGCCACTTCATTGGGTCAGGTAGCCAGGCTGTTCGGGTTTTCGCGGCCCGTCATCCTCGCCGAGCCCACAGCGGTTCGGCCTCGCTATTTCGGCGTCTTCACCACGACGGACGCCGCCGACTCGTGCGACAAGCTCACTGTCACTTCAAAACAGGAGCTCACCATCGACCCGCGCGTAGTGGGAGTGGACTTGGGCGACGAATTGGTCATTGCTGACATAGCCGCTCGAGAGTCTTACTTCAACCAGTTTGGGTGGTCATCTTCTTCCACCGCTGGCACGCTGCTCTACAACTACAGGGTCACTCCTTTGGCCCTGCAAGGAGACGGTACCACGTACTTCCCCACCGCTTCCTTCTTCGCCGCCCGGCCGTTTGCTTGGTGGCGCGGCACGATGCGTTATCGCTTCGTGTTCGTCGCCTCCGGCTTTCACAAAGGGCGCGTTCGGATCGTGTGGGACCCGCTGTACGTGTCCAAGTCCGGAGCTACGGAGCTCAACACCAATTTCACGCGCATTGTGGACCTTGACACGGAGAGGGAGGTCACAATAGACGTGCCGTGGGGCCAGCCAGACCCCTTCATCCGGTGCGGGGCTGCCCTCACCAACACCAATGCGGCCACCGCCAGCCGCTTTTCTTCGATTGGAGCTGCGAACGGGGTTATTGCCATGTACGTGCAGGGGCAGTTGGCTGCGGCAAACAACACCGTCACTTCCATCACCGTGGCCACTTTCGTGTCCTGCCCTGACTTGTGCGTCGCCGAGCCTAACGAGGAGTACTTCGGCGAGAATGTCAACGCCTACAGTTGTGTCCCCCAGTCGGACGAGCAAGCCTATGCTCCTGTGGGCGATGGGGCAGACGAGACTTTGGGGGACGGCAAGTGCGACGAGAACATGATGAAGGTGTTCTTTGGTGAGCGCATCGTGTCGTTCCGGCAGCTGCTTAAGAGATACCAGCTGCACTCGGTCTTCAAGGAGAGCACGTTGACGCCCGGCATGTGGGCCGTGGTCAACACCGATTTTCCGCAGTACAAGGGTTATTCGTCCAATGCCCTACACACCACGTCTACTGCTAAGAAGATCAACTACGTGCAAAACACTCTCCTCAACTACTTGGCCCCCGCCTTCCTCACCGTTCGGGGGTCGATACGGTCCAAGTACCATTTAGCCTCTTCGGCACCCGGCTCCCTGCAGTCGTTTTCCGTTGAGCGGGCGCCCCCCTTGACTGCACCGGCAGTAGGGGAGACGTTCACTGCTTGGACCACCACAGACAGCGATTCAGCTTTCGCTCGTCTCAACATCCTCAGCCGCCATGCCCTCTACAATGCGGCAGCCGTCACAGCACCCGAGCATCAGCCCGTGCTGGAGGTCGAGCATCCCTTTTACAGGAACTCGCGCTTTGACCTTGCCCGCGACATCGACAATCTTTCGGGCTACGGCAGACACACCATTACCTGCTTCAAGCAGGGAACCGCCAGTCACCTCACTCTCACGAGGTACATTGCTACTGGCGAGGACTTCAACCTGACCTACTTTCAGGGAGCACCACCATTCGGATTCTTTACGGATGCGCTCATGCCCCTTGCGGGTTGAGGTCTGACGATTACGTCGTCGCCCCCGGACCACCTCCGGGGCGCAGCGAGCATTAGAACCACTCTTGTGCCGTTGCGGCAAAGGGTGGAACTTTTAGCTTGCCTGCTACACGTTACAACAAAAATCAGAAAAAATCTTAGACATAGTCGGAGACGTTCAGAGAATACCTGGAGTAACGCCAGCGTAAGTGCCC